TGTACTACACATAAGCTGGACTTCAAGTTTCACCCTAGGGTGAGACCGCGTCCTTTTAACGTTAGTTGTTGCTCCTGGTCCGAAAGAAAAATCTAAAGCGTCGAGAGACGGAACATCTCCTAAGATCCTTTCAATTTTACGAATAGCGTAATGATATATTGCGCTAACGTCAGCGTTTGCTGATGAGGGATCGCTAAGACGGATATTCGTCTCACGACATTTTTCTTCTGCTTTCACGAAGAGATCTAACGCGACTTTTTCTTTATCTATACCAAGGTCCAGAAAATCTTGTTTGGAAACAAGAGCCTGTATTTGGCGAGCATATATGAAATCATCACGAGTAAATTCTTGGGAATAATCGAACTTAAAGTCGATTAAACCTAGAAAGTCATCCTTTTCTAGCAGCTGATTTAGCTGTTTTGATAAAGGACCTCCGCGTTTGGCACATTCCAGTGCAAGTTGCCTAATTAAACATAAGGAATCACTAGGACTTCTTCTCTTTTGAAAACTCATAATTACCTCTATGGTAAAGACTGATACCTAAAGTACCAGGTTGAAGAGAAAACCTAACTAGATAACTCTAGCTAGGTATGACGAGACCGGTAAATGTATACGGTGCAGGTTGAGTACTATTCTTCCAGATATCTCCAGCCGAAGTATTGGTTAGAGTTCCGGTTGCTGTCGTACCCGACGCACCTTGTAAAATACCGATCATCATCTTATAGGCATTTGCCCTATCCGCAATGGTTGAACGTCTATCAGCGAACATCGTGAAGATGACCGTTGTAACGTAAGCCACTTTTGGAGGAGCAACATACCCAGCAGATGCGCCAGAAGCACCCAATGTTTCCATTACGGGCAATTCTAACTTCGCAGTAACTTTATAATTACCATTTTTCAATTTCTCAACAATTTCGGAGAAACGAGGTTGACCTTCGATTTGTATCGAAACGTCATTCGCTCTCCATTGAGGAAACGGATTATCGGTAATTGGAATCAAAGTCCACTCTTTAGGAGTAGTTGCGTCGTCTTTGACTAATAAATTTGTCATATTTGGCATGATAGCCTCTTTAAAGAAAAGTTAATAAAATGTTTCGACTGTGTGGAACAGACCCAATTTTGTGTCGAATCTTATGTGACTAGGCATTTAAGCCGCACACTATAGATCCGATAACGGAAAGGGTCCTCTACTTAAAGCGTTGAGCTGCTAGTGCTATTGCGTTCCAGATTCTTTTGGGACTCATAGCATCAGGCAAGGAGTTTACTCCCGGCATTCCGACCGATAAACCAGCCGAAACGACACGTTCATAGTTCACTCCCCCTCCATTAGCCGTACATCCGAAATAGAAAGCGTTCTTTGGAACGCCGCTATAGTTGAATGTTACGATTTTTGAAGTAAGGAAGCGACCTTGAAGTCCGTGGAGAACATTTAAAGTCTCCAAGTAACTACCAATAGGAATAAACCAGTCCACAACGAAGCTATAGGGTATTAATTCCCAAGCAACAGTAAGCGGATCGGTTAGACCTAAAGAGCGAGGTGCCGATAACTGTTCCTGCAATTCAGCAGTAATATTTATCATCGCCTTATAATTACAAACCCCCGTCCAATTGGATGGAGATCCAGATGTATCAACCGTGCCGGTCTTCTTTAACTGACCACGAAAACGTTGCGACCTAGGCTTTTGAGTTAATTCTTCATAAGCTTTGGATGCTTCGTAAACGTCACCAAGTAAAGGGAGCCAGCCATATTGCAACTCTAACCAGCGCCCGGCTAGATCTTTATGATCTAATTTTGACGGACGTTGATTAACCCCGAAACGTCGCGCAGCAGATTCAAACTTGCCGCGTTTCAAATCGAGTAACGCACCACCTACGGATGCTAATGCGTCTACTACCATGTTTACGGTCTTCTTGCCTTCTGCAGCACTAACTGCCATATTAAAACTATGGCCTTTAATCTGCTCAGCAAGTCGGCTTTGACATGTCAGCACGTCATTAGGTCGGAAGATTTGAGAAAGCGAAACTGGGGAACCAGCTGTACAGTCAATATAGACGTTCAGATGATTCTTACGCCGCACCTCCTTCCATCGATTTAGAGTATAATTATTCCATTTCGATCTAGTCTTTCCCCCGACAACCTCGTACTTTCCGTTTCCACCGACAGCGCTACTAGTTTCCCAGTAGTCTGGTCGAGAGATTGTATAGTTACGGGTGGTCATT